TGCCGCGATCCGGCTGACAGCCGGCACAAACGCGCGGAAGCCCGCGCCCGTGCAGCCAAAACCGCTACCACCGGCATTAGCGGTACCGTGCCAAGCCCTGCCACCGCTCCCGCAAAACCACAGTGATGCGGTTTTGGTGGCCCTAAAGCAAATGTATGACCTTTACGGCATTTGTGCCGGGTTGCACGTAGATTTAATTAATTATGTGCAAAAAGGGGAGGAAAAATGACGGAAGTCAGCACATGGCAGGTGATCACCTTTTTTGTGAGCCTGGTTATTACCATCATCGGTATGTTGATTGGGTTTGGGAAAATTTTACTTGCGCAGTTTGAGTCCAAACTGAACGAAAAATTTAAGTTTACCGAAACCCAATATCAGCAGCTCCATCAAGACATCAAAGAGGCGCGCAGATTATCGGAAGCCGCCAATAATATCGTTATGGAACTAAAGATAAAAATGCCGGAAGACTACCAAAAACGCGACGACGCAATTCGTAGCGAGACCGTTAATTCGGCGCGGTTTGATGCCATCAATGAAAAGTTAGATAGAGTTATTTTGATGTATGGAAGAAACTAGCATGATTGAATTTGAAAAAAACAAACGCGAACACGTGCGCTGGTTGATTTTATTAACGCTCGACCACGCTCGCCCTATTGGTGCGGCGGAAAGCCTGATTTTAACCACGATTCAAAGCGTGCCAATGCAACTGACTGCCCTTGAGTTACGCCGCGAAATGGACTATCTGGCGGGGCGTGATCTGGTCGAATTGCGTGGACGCGACACCGCCCGCTGGCACGCTAAATTAACCAGTGAAGGGGTTGATTTTGTCGAGTACACCACAGGTGCGATCAATGGCATCGCCCGCCCTGAAAAATACTGGTAAGGAGTCGTCATGCCTAAACGCTCAACCGTCAAACAACTGCCGCAAGCGGTCAAGGATTGGCTGGACGCCGCCCTCGTTGATAATAACTTTAGCGGTTACAGCGCACTGGAAGAAGCCCTAAAATCCCGAGGTTATGACATCTCACGCAGTGCGGTACACCGCTACGGGCAAGCATTGGAACGCCGTTTGGCGTCTGTGAAAGCCAGTACCGAAGCGGCGAAAATCATCTCGGACAATATCAGCAACGACAAAGGCACACAAAGTGACGCCATTTTGGAAATGATCCAAAGTGAAGTTTTTCATGCCTTGATGAATCTCGAAGAAATCAAGGAAGAAGACGACCCGATGAAACGCCTTGCCGCCTTGTCGTTTGTGGGCAAAAACATCAGCCCACTGATTGGCGCCAGTATCAATCTGAAAAAATACCAAGCCGAAATCAAAGCCCGCGCCGAAGCCGCCGCACGGGAAGTGGATGAAGTAGTGAAGAAAAACGGATTAACCGAAGAAACTGCCGACCAAATCCGTAAACAAATTTTAGGAATTGTATGATGACCGAGCCTAACTTAGATGCTATCGGTGTTTTACCGTTTGAGCAATCTGCGGTGTCGTTGCAAGTGCAACAACACTATAAAACACCAATGTTGTTGCTGGGTTATCAGCAACGTTGGTGCGCGGATTTGACTCCCGTTAAAGTCTGTGAGAAGTCCCGTCGTATCGGTTTGTCGTGGGGTGAAGCAGCAGATTCCGCGTTGCTTGCCGCCTCGCAAAAAGGCATGGACGTTTGGTACATCGGTTACAACAAAGACATGGCGCAGGAATTCATCCGCGATTGTGGTGACTGGGCAAAGGCTTACGGACTCGCTGCCGGCGAAATCGAAGAAACCGAAGAAATCTTTAAGGAAGGTGACGAAGAAAAGGCCATTTTAGCCTACGTCATTCGCTTTGCCAGTGGTTGGCGTATCACCGCACTATCCTCCCGCCCCTCTAACTTACGGGGTAAACAAGGACGCGTGATTATTGACGAAGCCGCGTTCCACGAGGATTTGGCCGAGTTAATGAAAGCGGCGATGGCGCTTTTAATGTGGGGCGGTCAGGTGCATATCATCAGCACCCACAATGGTGTGGATAATCCGTTTAATGAGTTGATAAGCGACGTTAAAGCAGGCAAAAAACCCTATAGTCTGCACACTATCCCATTCGACGAAGCTATCCAAGACGGGCTTTATCGCCGCATTTGCCTGCGCTTGGGGCGCGAATGGACGCAGGGAGCCGAGGATGCTTGGGTGGCCGAAATCCGTGCCTCTTACGGCGACGCGGCGTCCGAAGAGTTGGATTGTATCCCGCGCAACTCAGGCGGCGCATGGCTTACCCGTGCGCTCATTGAAAGCCGGATGAGCAAAGACACCCCGCTCATCCGCTTAACCAAAAACGACGAATTTAGCCTGATTGACGAGCCGGTGCGCTATGCAGAAATTGAGGAATGGTGCGAAGAAAACCTGCTCCCGGTGTTACAAACCTTACCGAACGGACAACGCAGTTACATCGGCGAGGACTTTGCGCGTAGCGGTGACTTGTCGGTGATTTGTGTAGGACAGGAACAGCCCGATTTAACGCTAAAAGAAGTGTTGGTACTGGAAATGTCCAAGGTGCCATTTAAGCAACAGGAACAAATTTACTATTACATCGGCGACCGCCTACCGCGCTTATCCAAAGCGGCCAATGATGGACGCGGAAACGGGCAGTTTTTATCCGAGGCGGCATTTGACCGTTACGGACAAGTCGTTGAATCGGTGATGTTAAGCGAGTCATGGTACGCCCAACATGCGCCACCGTTTAAAGCCGCCCTTGAGGACGGAACCTTTCACGGTATCCCGCGCCACGCGGATATGCTCGACGATTTACGCGCCTTTCAGGTGATTAAAGGCACACCGCGAATCCCCGACAAACGCACCACGGGTACTAGCGGCACGCAACGCCACGGTGACGCAGGCATAGCCAAACTCTTGCTCTATTACGCCTATCGCACCGACGAGGGCTTTGAGATTGATTTTAAAGCAGGTAAACGGCGCGACACGGCGGATTTGTTCGGCTCAAGTGCGGGATTTTCCGCGCATGGATTTGGTACGGTGCGCGGACATAATAATTTTAGAGGATATTAATTATGGGCATTAAAGATTGGTTTAAAAGTAAAAACAAAAAACCGGAAACCAACCGCGCTATCGCAAGCACCGGTGACGGGCAGGACATCACCAAAGCCTACATGGGCGAGCTGGCACAACCGGAAGACGGCGTGCTCCGTGGGCGCGGTAACGGCGACCTGTCGCTTTATGAAAAAGTATTAAGCGACGAAGAAGTCAAGCGTACCTTTACCCAACGCCAAGACGCGCTGGTCTCCCGTGAATGGACGGTAGAGCCGGCAAGCGACGAACCGCAAGATGTGGAAGCGGCGGATTTTATCCGTAATTGGGTCGCAGAAATCGGCTTTGACCGCATTACCAAACTGATGCACTACGGCATTTTTTACGGCTACGCCGTAGCGGAGCTGGTGTATCGTGTCAATGATGACGGCAAATATGTGGCGGACGTCAAAGTGCGCAATCGTCGCCGCTTTCGCTTCACGCCGAAAGGCGAATTACGCCTACTCACCCGCGCTAATCAAACCACGGGTGTCGAGTGCCCGGCACCGTATTTTTGGAGTTTTTGCACCGGCGCCGACCACGACGACGAGCCGTACGGCATCGGCTTGGCGCACTGGCTTTACTGGTTGAGCTTGTTTAAACGTAACGGCGTCAAATTTTGGCTGATTTTTTTGGAAAAATTCGGCATGCCGACGGTGCTTGGGCGTTACGGTAAAAACGCCAGCGAAGCCGACCAGAAAAGACTATTAGAGGCGATAGAATCTATCCAGTCCGACAGTGGCATTGCGTTGCCTTTAGATATGCCCATTGAACTATTAAGCCAGGGGCGCACCGGCAACGGCTCGTATAAGGAGCTATTTGATACGATGAATGAGGGTATCCAACGCGTCGTGCTCGGGCAAACCTCCTCATCAGGTGGCACGGCGGGACGTCTTGGCAATGATGACCTACAAGAAAAAGTGTTGGAATCCATCATCAAAGCAGACTCCGACGTGATTTGCGAATCCTTTAATCGCGGTCCGGTGACTTGGTTAACCGCCATGAACTTTGCCAACGCCCGCCCACCGCGTGTGTTTAGAGTATTTGACGAGGCGGAAGATTTAAGAGAAAAAGCCAATCGTGACAAGATCATCTTTGAAACTACCGGTTATCGTCCAACCTTGGGGCAAATCCAAGCGTCCTACGGCGGCGAGTGGGAAAAAGCAGAACCCCCGAATAATGATGCCCCGGCACCCAAAGAATCGAGCAAGAAAACGGCGGACTTTGCGGGCGAAACGGAAAAAGACATCCCGGGTTACATGGTTGACCAGCTCGACAACAATCTTGCACCGGTAATTGATAACTGGATAAGCCAAGTGCGAGCATTAGCCGAGCGCGCGGAATCTTTAGAGCAACTGCGCGATGAGCTTTTAACCTTGATGCCCGATATGAGCCTGGAACAATACACGGCCGCTATGGCACTAGCACTTAACGCGGCGAATTTAAGCGGGCGCGAAGCAGCGGCAAGCGAGGCAAGCAATGAATAAAGCGACTTACGGGAGTGTGCCGTTTAACGAGCAAATTGAGTTTTATAAGCGCAAAATCCCGACCCCAACCGCCACATGGACAGATATTTACAACGCTGAGCATGATTACGCGGCAGTGGTTGCGGGAGCAAACCGCCGTGAAATCATTGAAGACTTTGCCGCCGCCATTAACGACTTTATTGCTAACGGCAAAACCCTGGAAGACTTTCGCAAGGATTTTGACAATATCGTTGCCAAATACGGGTGGGACTATCACGGAGGGCGCAACTGGCGCAGCCGCGTAATTTATGAAACCAACCTACGCTCCAGCTATCAGGCGGGCAGATACGCCCAACTGCAAGAGCTTAAAGATGTGATGCCCTATTGGGAGTACGTTCACAGCGACGCCGTCAGCCACCCGCGCATTGAGCATATGCACTGGGATGGGTTGATTTTGCGCCACGATGATCCGTGGTGGCAAACCCATTTCCCCATTAACGCGTGGGGCTGTCAATGCACCGTGATTGGGCGTAGTCAAGCCTACATGGACCGCAACGGACTCAAAGTGGATAAGGCACCTAAAATTGAGTGGGAGGAGCGTATTGTTGGTGCCCGCGGATTGAATCCGCGTATTGTTAAAGTGCCGAAAGGTATCGACCCCGGTTTTGAGCATATCCCCGGCGCGTCACGACTGAAAAGTCAAACTCCGCCGCCGTTAGATGATGACGGACAACCGCGCCGCGTGGCGTTTTACCCGCACCGCAAAGATACCCCAATCCCAATGCCGACCCCGCGTAAGGTATCCAGCAGTTTATTATTGCCGGAAGGCAAGGAAGACGGATTTTACATTAACGAGTTTTTATCTGAGTTTGGCGCGACGCAGGAAAAACCCGCGGTGTTTAAAGACGTACTTGGCGAAAGTTTAGTGATTAGTGATGCCTTGTTTACCTCGCGCAGCGGTCACTCCAAACTCAAAAAGCGCGGGCGTGAGGTGTATTTGAAGATTTTAGCTATGGCACTAAAATCGCCCGATGAAATTTGGACGCGTACAGAGCACTGGCTCAATATTGATAAAGTGATTGTGCGTCGTCGTTATATTGCCCGATTTGAGCTTGACGACGGAAAACATAATGTGCCTGCGCTGGCGGTGTTTGATGTCGGGCACGACGGTTGGGATGGGGTAACGATATTTGCGCCGGATAAAGATGAGTATTTAGAACAAGTGCGCACCGGTGTGATGCTGTATTACCGGGACGACGAAGACTAAAAAACTCACCCGCCGCCACAGATGAGTCTCGCCGAGTGTGGGATTTGAGGTCCTGGCGGGGACTGCCCACTCGATGCGCTAAAATCAATATAGGAAAAAATATGACCGGAGTCAACATTGAACTGGATATTTCGGAGCTTAGCCAAGTGATTGATAAGGCCTTGGCGACATTAAATCGTCCGAAGCTGATGTTTGCCGAGATGGGGGAAGAGTTGCTGGCAATCCATTTCGCCCGGTTTGTTGCGCAGAAAGCTCCGGACGGCACGCCTTGGGCGCCTTTGCAAGATTGGTATCGCGACACTAAAAAGAAAAACGCCGACAAAATTTTAACCCTTGACGGACATTTGCGTGGTACACTGCGCTACCAGGCAAGCGATACTGGCGTGGTGTTTGGTTCTGACCGCTCTTATGCGGCAATCCACCAATTCGGCGGAACGATCACTGCAAAAAATGCCAAAGCGTTAAACGTACAGGGACGCCCGGTGAAAAGCGTGACGATTCCTGCCCGTCCATGGCTTGGCTTGTCGGCGGATGATGAGCAACGATTAATCGAAATTGCCCGTAAACACCTAAAAAATGAATTTAATGCGTAAAACGCGCGTATTAGCGTTTTAATTGTAACTTCGATAGGTTATAGCTCAAGTTCGTTTTAGCGTGTTTATAAACGTTTATAAACACGCTAGAAACGATAATCCCCCTCTAAATAATCTTGCCTTTGCAAAATTACCCCATTTAATAATTCCAAACGCGGAAAAAATACAAAATTTCACACCCTCGGCATACTGTGTCCATAAAACACACATCCGAGGTTATTTGCCAGTGAAACTCACCAAAATGGAAATTATGCGCGTCGGCACCCATACTGCAATGGACGGGCGCGAAATTAGCTTTTCTCAAGCTGATTTAAATGATTTAAGTGCACAATACGATCCAAAACTTTTCGAATCGCCGATTGTTATCGGTCACCCCAATCTCACCGCCCCGGCTTACGGCTGGGTGAAACAGACCAGTGTGGAGGACGGCATACTTTACGCCCACGTGGGACAAGTTGACGCAGCCTTCGCCGAGGCGGTGAATGCAGGACGTTATAAAAAACGTAGTGCATCCATTTTTCTGCCGGAGACCCCCGGCAACCCTAAACCCGGTCATCATTATTTACGTCATGTGGGCTTTTTGGGCGCAGTGCCGCCCGCTGTTAAAGGCTTGGCAGACGTGAACTTTGCGCAAAGCGAAGGTGGCGACAATGCGTTTGCCGACTTTGCCTTTGACGAATCCGACTCTGCTAACCCATCAACACAGGAGAAAACCATGACAGAAGCAGAACAAAAAGCCGCGATTGAAGCCGCCGCCGCAAAATTGGCAGCCGATGAAGTGGCGAAAAAAGAAGCCGACTTTGCCGCCCGTGAAGCCGCTATTGCGGAACGTGAAGACAAAGTCAAAGCCGCTGAGAACGAAAAGGCCAAAGCGGAAGCAGAAAAACAGAAAAAAGAAGCCACTGATTTTGCAGATAGCTTAGTGAAAGCGGGAAAGGTCTTGCCGGCACACAAAGCGGCATTGGTTGAAGTGATGGTGCAATTAGGTAACGCGCCGGTGTCATTTTCCGACGGCTCGCAAACCGTCTCTAAATCGTCCATCGACGTATTAAAAGACGTGCTCAACGCTAAACCGGTGGACTTTTCGGAAAAATCCGGCGAGCCGGGCGAAAAAGACAAAGACGCGGTGGACTTTGCCGACGGTGCGTCTATCGCCAGAGCGGCCACCGCGTATCAAGCGGAACAAGCGAAAGCGGGCGTTGAAATCTCAATGACCGATGCCGTTAATCACATCATGAAAGGAGCACAAAAATGAGCAGCACCCCTGAATTAATCACCGCCTACGTCACTGAAGGCAAAATCGAAGGTTATCGCATTGTTGCCTTTGGTGAAGACAAAGACGGTGCAAAACAAGCGACCGCCGACACCGATAAGTTAATCGGTATTTCCACCCGCGTGCCAAAAGATCCTGGCGAACATGTGGATGTAGTGCGTAGCGGTTTGTATCCGGTGATGTACGGCGCCGACATCAAACGTGGCGACCCATTAACTACCGATGCGCAAGGTCGAGCTGTGAAAGCTACCGCCAAACAAGCCTATATTGGCTTTGCTGAAGAAGACGGCGCGGAAGGTGATTTAGGCTCCTTGTTTATCACCCCGGGTTTTGCCGCTGAATAACCCGTTCATCAAAATTAAGCAAAACTGTAATTAAATTTCATCTATTGAAAAGGATTAAAAATGAGTAAAGCAAATTTTCCAATTGATCCGGTGTTGACCGCGATTGCGATTGCGTACCGCAATCGCCGCATGATTGCCGATGAAGTATTGCCGCGTGTTGGTGTCGGCAAATCCGAATTTAAGTACAAAGAATATGATTTAGGCGAAGGTTTTACCATCCCTAAAACGCATGTAGGACGCACATCAAGACCGAATCAAGTTGAGTTCGGATTTACCGAAAAAACCGCTTCAACTGAAGACTACGCATTGGATTCACCGGTTCCGATCTCGGACATCAGCAACGCCCCGAAAGGATACAGCCCAACAGGTCGCGCAACCGAACAAACCACCAATCTCATTTTGTTGGATCGTGAAGTGCGCACAGCCGGTTTAGTGTTTAACAAGAAGTCTTACACCTCCAACAATTACAAAAAATTGTCCGGCTCGGACCAATGGACCCATGACGACTCTAAGCCGCTCAAATTATTACTTGAGTCCTTAGATAGTCTTGTGATGCGTCCGAATATCATGGTGTTGGGACAAAAAGCCGCCAGTGCATTGCGTCAAAACAAAAGCATTATCAAAGGCTATAACGGCACATTGGGCGATGATGGCTTAGTACCCTTGGAATACTTACGCGATAAATTAGAGCTGGACGCCATTTATGTCGGTCAGGCGCTGGTAAATACCGTCAATATCGCTAAAAAGCCGGTGCTTGCTCACGCCTGGGGTAATCACTGCTCGTTGATTTATCGTGACAAATTAGCGGACGCCAATAGCGGCACCACTTTCGGTTTAACCGCGCAATTCGGCGACCGCGAAACACGCCAAATCTTCGATGAAGACATGGGTATGCGCGGCGGTTACCGCATCCGCGTCGGCGAATCCGTTCGAGAGCTTATCACCGCGCGTGATTTAGGCTTCTTCTTGGAAGATGTTATCTAAGGTCGCCGCATGTATATCACACTGCAACAATTAGGCGAGAAGCCGGGCGTGATGGAGCTGGCGCAAGTTACCGCGCAGGTGGGGCAACCACCTGCCGACTGGCGCATTATCGGCAAAATGATTGACGGCGAAGATGTCGCCGGTGAGCCACCGGTAGCGGTTGAAAAAGCGCAACAGGCAATCGCACGCATCGAAGAAGTGATTGCGGACTCAAGTGCGTTAATTGACGGTTATTTACGTCAACGCGGCTATAAGTTGCCTTTTAAGCAAACGCCGCGCATTTTAACCACCTGGGCGCGCAGTTTGGTCCGTTATTACCTGCATCAGCATTTGCCGGCAAAGGAAGCAGATAACCCTATCGTGCGTGACTATCGGGATACGCTCAAATTGTTGCAGTTGGTTGCGGAGGGTAAGTTTTCGCTTGGTCTGGAAGATGAGCTTACGCCCATCAGCGGACTGCCGAAATTTAGCAAAAAAGCCAGCGACCGAGTGTTTACTGCTGAAACCTTGAAGGATTACTAATGCAATACGGACCGTTTGACATTAAGCATGTGATTGAGCAGCTAAAGCCACTCCAGCCGGACTACATCCACACATTGGGATCTACCGCCGAATATCGCTCTATCAATGATGTGAGTTTGGCGGGCTTGGCAACGCCTGCGGTGTTTGTTGTGCCAAACGGCGAGGTGGGCACGCTCAATGATGTGGCGATACGTCAAATGGTCACCGTCAGTTTTTCGGTCATCGTGATTGTACAGTCATATCAGTACAACATCGAGACGCCGCATTTGAGCGTAAGCAATCCGGTTATCGGCAAAATCCGAGAGCAGTTAATGGGGTGGCGTCCACCAGTGCCCGGGGCAAAAGAAACCTTTTTTGTCCGTGGTGACATTGTGGATTACACCAACTCTTATCTCGTTTGGATGGAGACCTACCAAACCAAAATCATCATAGGGAGAAACCGATGAAGCAAATTAAATTAAACCAACCGCATGTCCACGCCGGCATTAGCTATGCCGCAGGTGATGTGATTGAGGTAACAGACGCTGACGCGGCGTATCTCATCCGTCAGCAAATCGGCGTGAGCGGAAAAAGTGCGGTGAAAAAATCGGATGAATCTGATAAACCGGCTGAGCAGGTAACTTCGGAGCAGCCAGTGCAATCCGAACAGCCTATTGATAACGCCGAAAATCCGCCGTCCGCTGACGGTAAAACCGAAAATTAAAATCAAGGAGAACAATAATGGCACATGTTGAAACGTATTCTTACGGACAGGGAAAACTCTATCTTGCCGTGCGTGACGCGACGGGCAATGTCGGCGCGCAACGCTGGGTAGGTGATGTGTCCGAACTATCTATCTCATTAACGGTAGAAAGTTTTGAGCATACCGAATCTTACTCAGGCTCCCGCCAAAAAGTCCGCAAAATTATCACCGGCAAATCAGGCGAAGTATCGGCTAAATTCCACGAATTTAGCGCGGCGAATCTGGCGTTGTTGTTGCTCGGTGAACCCGTAACAGTGCCGGGCGGTAGCGTCACAGGCGAAAAATTGCCGGCAGTGATTAAAGCCGGTGACCGGATTACATTAGCACATCAAGATGTAAGCGAAGTAAAAATCGGGTCATTGGTCGAAGGTACGGATTACTCCGTAGAGCCAATTTTTGGTGCGGTGGAATTTTTGAAAGACATTGCCGCCAATACCGATACTGTGGCGTATAAATACGGGCAGGTTGAAATCATTGCTATGCTCACCACCAATCCGAAAGATCTGTTTTTGCGCTATGAGGGCATTAACTTGGCGGAAAATAATGAGTGGAACGTGGTTGAGTTATACAAAATCAACTTCACGCCGACCGAAGCGCTGAGTCTCATCAACAATGAAAACTCGTTAGATGCGCTAAATACCAAAGCCACCGTGCTCGCTGACACCAATAAAGTGAACGACGTCACACTAGGTCGTTTTGGCCGCGTGATTAAAATCCGCAAATAATCCCCTTCCCCGGGTAATATCCGGGGAACTTAATTCAAGAATCAAGGCTCTGTCATGACCGATAAAAACAAAGAACTCGAAATTCTATTTCCGACAGCTGAAATTGAGGTTGCCGGCGAGAAACTGGAAGTCAAGGAATACACGTTAAAGCAACAGTTGCAATATAACGGTAAATTTATGCCGTTTATAAACGCATTGCGTGCCACTCTTGGTAACAATCAAGAGGATTTTTCGCTTGATGATTTAATGGTGTGTTTAAGTGCAAATTATCAAAATGTGATGGAGTTGGTAGCAATTTCAATCAATAAACCGGTTGAATTCGTAGAGAGTCTGGGTAGCCAAGACGGCGAAGCCCTTTTGATTATCTGGTGGGGTGTGAATTCCGATTTTTTTACCCGCAAGGCGGTGCAACCGCTCGTCGAGAAGTCGGCGAAGGCAAACCTCGCCAAGTGGACTGGGGTGAAATTATAGAGTTTTTAATCGCTAACGGTCATCAATATCGCGAACTTGCTGATTATACCACTCGCCAGTTGCTGTTGTTTTATGAAAAAGCCCTAATTCGTTATCGTCGCGCGCGAGCCGACCGAACAATGGATGTATGTTATGGGGTAAACAGTGGCAAAGAAGGATTGGAAAGCTATATAAACACATTGACCGCCGATTAGCGGTCAAGTTTTAAAGGTTAGCGGTGCGGATGAAACAGCACGGCGATAACGGCGGCAGGAAACGGAAATTTAAAAACCAGTTTTAAAATGCCGAAGATGGTACCGATTAACAATACGATCGCAATAAGACTACGAAACTCAATCACACCAAATAACACCATCAATAACGGGACGGTTATCGGCAATGTCGCGATAACCCATGCAACATAAGTCAATAATTTATCGTTTTTCATTATTTGGGACTCCCATGGCTGATAATTTAACGCTGGCACTGACAGTTAAAGCAGATTTGGATCGTGCTGTTAAAAATTTTAAATTACTACAAGCGGAAATGCAACGTACTGCCACTGCCGGTAATACTGTTGGGCGTGATGGGCGTAGCGGTGCACAAGGGTTAAATGAGCTTGGCAAAAGCGCTGACCAAGCGACAAACAAACTGGGTAAAACCCGTGCAGGCGTTGAATCTATCAGTAAACAACTAGCTTTACTTAAAAAGCAAGTTGTGGGAATTGCCGCACTATCAAACATTTCACTCGGTCTTACCGGTATTGCCAACACCGCCGACGAATATAAAAACTATCAAGCCCGCATTAATCTTGTGTCGCGTTCCAACCGCGAAGCAAAAGGCACTTTTAAAGAGTTAATGCAAATTGCCGATGACACAGGGCAATTATTTAATGCTTCTGCCGAGCTTTACACCCGCACTTATCGTGCATTGGGTGATAAAGCAAATAGCGCCGAATTACTCCAATTTACAAAAACCATCCAACAAGCGACGGTGGTTTCCGGCGCAAATGCGACAGAAGCTGGTGCCGCGATTATTCAGTTGTCGCAAGGTTTGGCGTCCGGCACTTTACGTGGTGAGGAATTTAATTCCGTCGCCGAGCAAATGCCGATTATCCTTGAAATCTTACAAAAGAGCCTTGGTAAAACGCGTGGCGAATTGCGCAAGATGGCAGAAGCAGGTGAACTTACTCCACAACTGATTATCGGTGCAATGAAAGAGGCACGAGATGAAGTACAGCGTCAATATGACGCCATGCCACACACTATCGGACGCGCAATCAATGAATTAAGTAACGCCTGGCTACAATTTATCGGACAAACCGACAAAGCTGTTCCGGTGATATCCCTTGTCGCCGGTGCGATTAGCGCATTAGCAAAAAATCTCGATGAACTCGGCACTGTGATGTTGATTGTTGCCGGTGCAGCTGCCGGTCGTTATCTCAGCAATATGACAAAGCTCGCCATTGAAACCGTTAAGAGCAATACGGCGACTGCGGTGAGTACCCGTAGTTTAATTGCTAGAGCGCAAATTGAAGCTAATGCCGCAAAAGCCGCTTATGCCATGGCGGTGGCGACTGAGCGAGAAGCCATTGCCACAGAACGCCTTGCCCTTGCCAATCGTAATCTTGCGACGGCAAAAGCAAGCGCCACTGCCTCCGGAATTGGGCAAAGTTTGCTGACATTAGCAGGTGGCAAGCTTGGGCTGGCAATTACTGCCATTACTGGGCTTTATCTTGCATACGAATATTTAAAAAACAAAGAAGAAGAACTAGAGGTACAGTATCAACAAACGTCCAACGCCATCCAATCAAATATTGATAAAACGCAAGGATTGATTGAGGCTCGCACTAAATTAGGTGAGCTTGGCGGGTTTACAGACCGTGTTATGCAGGTTGATGCCAATAAAAAGATCATTGAAGATGCGAAAAAAGATCTTGATGAACTTATTGCCCGTCGCGACGAATTATTGCATCAAAACATGATGAGCGACCTCGGTGGATTTATTAACACCGATGAAATCAACAAAATCAACGAGCAAATCAGCAATCTTGAGAAACATTTAAAAGAGCTCGGTGACAGCAATGTGGATTTGGCGAACATTGTTAAAGAGCAATACAAAGCGGCATTCGATGAAGCCATTGCCGCAGGTGGCGAGCTTGCCGAAAAATTGAAAGCCTTGGGCGGTCCAGAAGTGCAGGAAGCGCAGGATTTATTGCGTGATGTCATCAAGAAAAACGAAGGTGTATTGCAGGAAATGCAGGGCGAGCTCACTAAGCTCGAAAGCAAGTTAAACGGCGAGTTTGTTGACACCACATTAACTGCTGCCCAAAAACTCGAACAGTTTAGAGATCGCGCTATTGAAGCGGCTAGACGCGCGGGAGACTCAGGAAAACTGTTACAACCTTTAATCGACGGCTTAAATCGTGTCATTGATCTGCAAAATAAAGTGGATGATGCAAAAGCCTCAAAAGATAACGCTACCCGACTTAAACAACTCCAAGCGGAAGCCGAAAAATCCAAACTTGATGCGCGCGGCAAGCGTGATTATGACATTAATCATCATCAGTGGGATAACGACGAGCAGCGAAATCAGGCACTGGCTTACTCCGCGCAAATCGCCGCAGGTGAAAGCTATCGTAAAGCGCAATCTAAAACAAAAAAAACGAAGACCAAGGAATACGATGCCGCCGAGAAAAACCAAGCCCTCAACATCCAGTATTTGCGCTTAACCGGGCAAGAGGTCAAAGCCAACCTTGCTGACATTGAGGGACGTTATAACAAGCTATTAGCCGAGTTTACCAAGCACAGCAACGTGGACGGGATTAACCTAATCAAAAAAATCCTGCCACTAGAGCAAGCCAAAGCACAAGTAGACGGCGTGCAGAATGAAATCAATCGCTTGTACCAAAACCAAAGCACCCAAGAACAGCGCATCCAAGCCCAGGTGCAAGTGGGCTTAATTAGCCATTTTGAGGGGCAGGAGCGGTTAAAAGAGGTTTATGCGGCCACCGTCACCGAACTCGAAAAACAAATTCCGGTGCTCGAAAAGCTCGCCCAAATGCCAGGCGCACAAGGGCAGGCGGCAGCGACCATGCTCGAAGACATGAAGCTCAAAATCGCCGAGCTAAAAACCGCTGGTGATGAACTTACCAAAGCCTTTAAAGAGGGGCTGACGCAAGGTATCCAAACCTCGTTGATGGGGTTGGCGCAAGGCACCATGACCTTAAAAGATGCGGTTAAAAACCTTGCCTTAACGATTATCAATGCCATGGCGCAAATTGCCGCACAACAGCTCGCCTTGCAAGCCTCCAACGCCATTACCGGCTGGTTAGGACTTGCCGGGGGCGCTGCCGGTGCGTCCGTGACAGCGGCCACCGGGGGTTATATCCGTGGCCCGGGTACCGGCACATCCGATTCAATCCCCGCTCGCTTATCTGATGGCGAGTATGTGGTGCGTGCGGCAATGGTCTCTCATTATGGGGTGGATTTTTTACATGCCCTTAACCGTGGGCAATTACGTAAGTTTGCCCAAGGTGGCTTGGTCTCAACACCGCGTGTGCCGTCCTATCCGGAGCCCGGATTAAGCGAGACATTACGAGATGGCGGACAGCTGGCACAAGTGGTCGCCTCGCCGGTCAATATCCAGCAGACCTTAGTTGTAGATAGTGCGGAGTTGTTTTCCGCGGGCATTAATACGAATGCAGGCAATCGCGCCGTGATGACCTTTATCCGCGCCAATCGTGAAACCCTCAAGCAAGAATTAACTTAACAGGAGCAAAAATGGCCTATCAGACTGGCACCGCGCAACATGAACGAGATTTGTTAAATCGGTTGCATCTCTTTTTGACCACAGACGCCACCTTGGTGGCAAATGGGCAAACCTGGGAAATGCTTGCCGAGCGTAATATTGAAGCAACCGCCACTGAGGTGGCGCGCCGTCAAATTGTGTGGCAATCCAAAAACACCGGCAATGAGCAAACCCTGTATGTAATGGCCGAGACGGTCAATAGCATTGGGGCGGATACCTACAACATTAATTTGTACGGTGGCACCTTTTTTAATCCGGCACTAGCAGACGCGCAAGGCTTGTTATCGGGCATGATCAACCCGTCTTGGGGCGTGGTGATTTTTGCCGATGCGCGTCCGTTTTTTTACCACTTTGTTGCTGATGGACGCTGTTTTAAGGTAGTCACCCGCGTTGGCGGTGTGTGCTCCACCGCCTATGCCGGCTTTATCCTGCCGACCGTCCTGCCGACAGAATACCCTTATCCCTTGTGTATCGCAGGCAGTGGGCCAACAAAGGATCAAAAAGATTATCAATACAATCCGCTATTAGTGCGCTACTCCGACCAACGAGAGTATTGTTCATCGATTGCCAACCCCTTGATGGGGAATTGTTGGCTACTCACACCGGATCAGAGTTGGCGTGATTTTAGTGGGTCGGATTTTGGTAAATACAGCAACGATTCTGGTAAGCAACTATTGTATCCGGCCGGCATTAAAGTCTATCAAACCAAAGAGAATTGGGAGACGTTGCGGAGGATGACCGCAACCCCCGGTGGGACATATCCGCTCTATCCTATCGAGTTTATGACATTTGCTGACAGCACCCAGGGCATTAATCGCTGGGGGATGTATGACGGCGTGTATTGGTTGCCGGGCGTGCAACGCGCCACCGGAGATTTGGTGACCCTGCCTAATGGGCACAAAGGATTGGTATGTAATAACGGCTTCCGGGTTGAGACCACGGATTATTTTGTGATTGATTTAGGAGTTTAACGATGGGTTATCAAACCGGCACGGCGGACAACACCGCCGACTTATTAAACAAGCTCAAAGGGTTTGCATCGGCCCAAGGTTGGTCAATTAATAAATCCCAAGACAATCTGTTGTATTTGCGCCAAGGGGCAAATTATTGGGCGTTAGAGGTGCAAGACGATAACTTGTATGTGATCGCCTGTACCGGCTTTGACGACAAAAAGGATTGTTTTGAGCAACCTGGGGCGTCTTGTCAAAACAGCCTCCACGAGACAAAAACCTGTGTCACGCACCTAAATGCCGGTGCCTTTGTCAGCTATGACTTTTTTGGCAATGCGCAATATTTGCACGTGTGCGTGCAATATACTCGTGGGCGTTTTCGTCATTTTGGTATAGGCACCCTCAACAAAGAGGGGGATTACACGGGTGGTCAATATGCCTTTGGTACTTTTATCGCGGAGGGGCGTGAGCGCCGATGGAATCACGCATCGCATGTTTTTGGGATGTCTTCCGGATCTTTGACAGACGGTGCAGTCGTCCGAGCGGATAAATTAGCCAAGGATACCCGTACGCCTTGGTATTTTGTGGGGTATAACTATACCGAAGACTATGCCAGTTTGGAGCCTAATGAGCGGGGATGTTATATCTTGACTAATGGGCGTGCGGATCATGCTCAACACCACCCAGAGTGCCTCTTATTGATTAATAGCCAAAGTAAGTTTGGCAATATGTTGTTACCTGTCCCTAATGCGCCGATTGCCCACTGCAAAGACAATCTTTTCCGTCGGTTGGGGACAGTGCCTGACCGATATGAGTGCCGTATGCGCGGTGTCATCCCTCGCCAAATCCTCACCATTAACGATGAGCGGTGGATGATTGTGCCGGCGGCGCAATATCAGCCCGCCAATGTTGACCTCGCCCCGGACGGCGAGGAATTTTCGGGTGAATACGGTGTGGCATACCGCATTATTGAGTAACGACTATGGCAGAGATTAAGGTCTATTTTGTCCGCCCTTGGGTCAGTAAGTCATTATGGGCAGGCAATCCTAAAGGCATCGTGACACAACGATTGCCTCATGTGCGATTGGTTGTACGGCCACCTATCATTAATGGCAAGCTAACTAATCGCCTACTCCCCGACTTAATCCAAACGGTGCCGGCGTATGTCATCCCCAATTATTACGATACGTTATACAACCGCATATGGGTGATTCCGCCGGTGGTTAATTTGGGGGCAATCTCGACCGATCAAACCTTTAAAGCCAAAGTTTGGAATGCCTTTAAAAGTGCGGTCACATTGCAGTCCGTTACCGTTGTCGGTGGGGAGGGGATTACCCTTACCGGGCAAAATGAGGGCGTATTTAATCCGCTTGCGCTTAAATCGTGGACGGTCAATGTCAGTATGCAAGGCACACCAACGATTGATTGTTTGGTGACATTCCGGTTTGCCAATCACAAACCGGTCACCTTGCATATCCTCGGCAGTCGCTCGACCGATTGGGCATGGTTGCCGGACTGGTCGGAGCCGGTCACCGAAAACCTGGAGTGGTTGACCCGCGTCTATCAATCTGTCACCGCCGCAGAACAACGCGTTGCACGGCGCTTAAGTCCGCGCCGTACCTTTGAGTTTAAGGTCAGTTTGAGCGAGCGAGCCCGACAACAGTTTGAGGCGATGTTGTATGCCTATGGTCAACGGGTGTGGTCAATGCCGGTATTTATTGACGCGGCGTATTTACAACAATCTGCCTCACAAGGGGCGAGATTGTTGAATATCCGCACTGCCGGTTATGACTTTGCAGACGGTGGGCGCGCCCTGTTGGTGAGCGGCCAACACAAAGAGATGATTGATATCCTCACGGTTGATCCAAATAAGCTCACGCTACAACGTCCGATTGCAAGAGATTTTGACCGCACCTTGACTACGGTGTACCCCTTACGGGCGGCCGTCTTAACCGATATACCGCAGGTGCGCCATCTAAGCGATGGCGTCTCTACTGCGCAAATCCGCTTACAAGTGCATGAGCATAACGGTTGGTCGGATGATATCCGTCACCTCCCAACGTATCGCAATCATCCGGTATTGGAGCCGACCTCCGAGTGGTCGGAAGACATCACGGCACAATATACCCGGCTGATTAAGACCTTGGATAACGAGACGGGGTTGCCGTATTACTTGGATACAGCCCACAAAGCCATGCAAATCCTCTCGCACCGCTTTGTAGTCGCCGACCGTGAAGCACAACGTAAGCTGCGCAACCTGTTTTACTATCTGCGTGGGCGACAACGGGCGATTTGGGTGGCAACAGCAAGCACTGACTTAACGCCCAAGAGCAATGTCACCGGCAACTATTTGGAAATTTCGCACATCAATTACAGTGCCCTCAAAGGGCAAATCGGACGGCAAGATGTACGGATTGAGTGTGCGGGCGGACAGATTTTTTATCGCCGTATTAAATCGGTCAGTGTTATCGATGCCGAGACGGAGCGGTTGTTTTTAGATGGTGAGCCACTGGATATTCGCCTGCCGACCATCCTCAAAATCTCCTTTTTGACCCTCTCCCGCCTTGAAAGCGATACCGTCTCTTGGGTGCATCATACCGATGCGGACGGTGCGGCCACGGTGACCGTGAGCTTCCGCGGCGTGCGAGATGATTTGGAGACCCCGCCTTAAAGCGTATTTAAGTGCGGTTTAAATCCCATTTAAACAGGAGAGCGCATGAGCTATTTAAACAAAATCCATTCTATCGCCGAGGGTCAACCGGTTGACTTGTATCAGTTTACCTTGGGCAAAGACGAAAAAATTTGGCGTTATTGCAACGCCGATAAAGACCTCGTGATTAATGGCGAGACCTGGACTGCCGTGGCCGTTATGGATGACCAGGCAGATGGTGACGGCAGGCTAAGTGTTAGGCTACCCAGTGATAATCCGGTGGCTCGCTTATATCGGGGGCTCCCACCAAGCCACACCATCAAATTGACCGTGATGCGCTTAAGTTGGGGCGACCCGGAAATCCGCATTGTATGGATTGGCACGATTATTGAGGCTAACCGCCCGGATATCCATATGACACAACTGGTAACCGCTGCCTTATCAGAGACCATGGACAATGCCGGGTTGCGTCTGACCTGGGGGCGTAATTGCCCTTATACCCTCTATGATACCGACTGCAAGGTTGAGTCGGCACGCTTTGTGGTTGAGGGGGTGCGCATTGAGTCCATGGACGGTGTCAGCATTACCGTCGGTCTGCCGACAGGATTACCCGAGGGGTGGTTTAAGGCGGGCTTTATTGAGTGGGTAACAGATGGGATACGGGATGTGCGTGCAGTGACCGTTCATCAAAATAATAAGCTGTTTTTGATGGGGGGCACGCAAAAATTATCGGTCGGGATGGTGATTAAGGTGTATCCCGGTTGTGATGGCCGGGCGGAGACCTGCCTTGGCAAATTTAACAATATGCTTAATTTTGGCGGCATACCGAACCTGCCAATTAAGTCACCTTACGATGGTTCACGGATTTTCTAGGAGTATTTATGTTTGGTGCGTTTGCGTGGGCGACCGTTAAATTTATCGCCACAATGGTGGCCAGTTACTTAATTAATGCCGCGTTTGCCCGCAAAAATAATGCCCACGGCCCGGAGGCTGTGAGCGATAAAGACTGGAACTTTCCACAGGTTGCTGAGGGCACACCACAGTGTGTGTTTTTCGGCGATTGCTGGACGGAGGATTGGCAAGTATTGGCGTATGGTAACTACCGTACAACCGAGATTAAAAAATAGGAGCGGTCATGGAGACACTGATTATTACCATGCAGGATATGCGCCGAGTGGATTTTTGTGCAGCCGGTGTGGAGGCGTTTTTTGTCCGTCAAGGGCTAGATTACGCAGATTTTTTAGCAAACGGCATTAGCGCTGAACGCTTTTTGGCAACCGGCAGTGTATTTGCCCGCAAATGCGTGAATGCGGCGATTGCCGCACGCAAGGAGCGTAACTAATGGGTGGCGGTGGCAAAAAACGGAAACCGGTAACCGTTGGGTATCGTTATTATTGGGATATTCAAAGTGGGCTTGGTCGTGGGCCGATTGATGAGATTGTTGAGATACGCGCCGATGACAAAACCGCCTATGTGGGTAACCCGGGTGAGCTCACCCACTCACAGGCTATCTATATAAACAAACCCAAGTTGTTTGGCGGTGAGGATACCGGTGGCGAGGGAGGTATCCAGGGACGCATGGAGATTTTAATGGGTGAGCCTGACCAACAGCCGACCCAAATGCTCATTAATCTGCTTAAGTCAGGCACTTCCAGCACGCCTCCGACACGACCTAATTTTGGCAACAGTTTTATCGGCCGGTTAGCGGAAAGAATGAGTTCACAGGGACGTGGTAACAACTATAAAGAGCCTAACGCCGGAGATGGTTCAGTGGCGCCCGGTCAAGTGGATAAGGGTGACCGCATCCCCGGCTTTAGAGGGATTGTGACGACGGTCTTTAGTGGTTTGGTGTCTTGTTACAGCGCCTACCCCAAAAAACACAGTTATCGTGTGCGCCGCACGCACAAGGGCTGGCACGGTGATGTTGTGTGGTATCCAGAAAAAGCAAAAATCCTGATGCGTAATGATAACCTCAAAATCTCAGGATTGACCGCCGCGCAAGAAGAAAATGTGCGCCAAATCCACGCCATGAATCCGGCGCATATCCTCGTAGAGTGCGCCACCAATAAGAGTTGGGGCGGTAAAAAGAGCCTCGATGACCTCGACTTGGAGAGCTACAAAAAGGCGGCAGATACGCTTTATGCCGAGGGCTTTGGCTTGTGTGTCCGTTACAACAGACAGACATCCATAAAAGAGTTTATCCGCCAAGTGATTGACCATATTGGGGCGACCCAATATGACAACGTGGAGACCGGTAAACAAGCCCTCCGACTTATCCGCCAAGATTACAAGCCGGAGGAATTGCCCCTCTATGGCTACGACAACGGGATTCTGCGGGTGCAAGATGATGACAGTGCGGCCACCGACAAGATGGCTAATCAGGTGATTGTCAAATACCGCGACCCGGTGACTAACCGGGAAGACCAAGCCATTGCCAATAACATTGCCTCCGTGCAAATGCACGGGGTGATTAGCAAAACCGTGGAGTATAAAGGCGTGCCAACCTTTGATTTGGCCGCACGTCTTGCACAGCGTGACTTGGAGATGATTGCCAGTGGGCTTGCCCGCCTTAAAATCGTCTTTGATATGCGGGGTTCACAACTCCGTCCCGGTGATGTCATTCGGGTGCATTTGCCGGAGCGGGATATTGTGGATGTAATCTTTAGAGTGGCGACACTTAAGACCGGCAATGAGGGCGAGATTATCGCCACCTGTTTGCAAGATGTCTTTGGCTTGCCTGCCGCCAATTACGCCACCCAAAAAGGTGAGTCATTATACTCACCACCGGATTACACCGCGAAACCGATTTCGCCAGCTAGACTCATTGAGATGCCGTATCATGTGATGCCGTTTATTTTGAGTGAGGCGGAGATGGCATTTGTTAAGCCGACAGATTGCTTTATTTGGAGCTTCGGGGCGCAACCGACCTCGTTGTCTATCAACTATGAGATGGCCGTCAATGCCGGCGGGGGCTATATCTCCGCAACAAGAGGATCGTTCACGCCGTTTGTCCGCTTAGAGGGGGAGATTACGCCTTATCAAACCCAACTCAAATTTGCACTTGAGGGGGATTATCCGGCATTAGACAGTGCGTATGCGCTGATGATTAACGAGGAGATCGTCAAGATTGAGTCGGTGGATTTTTCCGCCGGCACGATGATTGTTGGCCGTGGTTGTGCGGACACGATCCCACAAGGACACAAAGCCGGTGCGATTGCTTGGTGCTATCTGTTGGGTGCCGGTATCAATGAGATCAAATATACCGCCGGTGAGCATCTTAAGGTCAAGTTGCTGACGCATACCGCTCAACAAACCTTAGATGCGAGCAAAGCACCGGAGCTTGCCATTACGACCCGACAACGGCAAGCGCGCCCTTATCCCCCGGGCAAAGTGCAGATTAACGGCATTTATGGCAATAAGATCACCGATAGCAGCGCCTTTAAGCTCACTTGGGCGCACCGTGACCGTGATGTGCAAGCGGACAAATTGATTCCGCATACGGACGGGAGCACATCACAAGACAAGGCGGTGAGCTACAAAGTGGACTTAATGGACGGTGACACCCTGGTGCGCTCCATTACAACCACGGGGACAGAGTTTGTCTATCCGGACGCCAAGCGCAAAGCCGGTGAGCAATTTAGCCGGGTGGCGTTATATAGCGTCAAGGGCGGATTAACGAGCTTGCAACGTTATCTCTTTGAGATTGGCGGGGTGATGACGTCTTTGTACAAATTTAATTACCAAGCCAAATTTAGCCAGGGGGATGAGTACCTTAATCGCTACAACGATGGGTATTTTGGTGGTAAGGGTTATTTTATGCTGAGCGGTGATGTTGATCCCTCCACCGAGATTTATAAGGATTACCCGGTGACGCCCGGCAAATATGCGCGCTTTGTGTTGGATTACAAAGTCCTCACATACTATCAGCGTCGAGGCAAATGTAAGGTATTGGTGCAACTGCTCGCCGGCAAAAATGTGGTGCGGACTTATGATTCCGGCTTGCTGGGGGATTATCCGGATGAGGCGTGGCGTGACCAACAAGTCACCGATACTTTACCGGCTAACGTCAATGTCATCCGGTTTAAGATTGTGGCGCAACCTCCTCTTGAGACCAATGCGCTCACATTTAGAGACATTACCATTAGAGTAGGATCGGACTAGCAAACACCGCAAAAATCCACCGCACTTTTTAACAGAAACCAACTAAAAAAGGAGTTTATGATGCAACATCAAACCACGTTACGCAATGGCAACACAGGCACCATCGTCTATGAGAGCAAATTCGGAAAGCTATTAATCGTTGAGCATAACGGTGATGAGCTGCCACCGACCCATTGGCACAATGCCGATGGGTCATTTTACGCGGATGCGCAAAGTCCGCTTGATGTAGTTGACATTAACCAAGGATAGATACAATGCCAAACAAACAAACAAACAAACAAACAAACAAACAAACAAACAAACAAACAAACAAACAAACAAGGAAGTAGTTATGTTTAAGCAAGCCCCACTGCCGTTTACCGGGCAAAAACGGATGTTCTTGCGTCATTTTAAGGCTATTTTAAATGAGCAAATTCCGGGCGATGGTGAGGGCTGGACGATTGTTGATACGTTCGGTGGCTCCGGCTTGCTTAGTCATACCGCAAAACAACTCAAACCCCGTGCTCGCGTGATTTACAACGACTTTGACGGTTACGCCGAGCGCATTAAACATATCGACGACATCAACCGCTTGCGTGCGCAAATTGCGGCGTTGTTAGTGGATATTCCACGCCAAAAGCGTATCACCGACAAAGCACTCAAGGCGCAGATTATTGACACCATCAGAGCGTTTGACGGCTATGTTGACCTTGCCACGCTAACCAGTTGGCTGTTGTTTTCCGGGCAACAGGTCGGCACGTTTGAGGAGTTATGTGCTAAGGACTTTTGGCACTGTTTACGCCAGTCAGACTACCCTTCTGCAGACGGTTATTTGGACGGTGTGGAGGTGGTTTCGGAGTCGTTTCACACGTTGCTGCCGCGCTTCACAGCCGACCCACAGGCGGTATTTGTCCTCGACCCTCCGTACCTCTGCACTAAGCAAGAGAGCTACAAGCAGGCGCATTATTTTGACCTAATCGACTTCCTTCGACTGGTCAATATCACACGCCCACCGTATATCTTCTTTTCGTCCACTAAGAGCGAGTTTGTGCGGTTTGTCGAGTACATGCAGGAGGATAAGGTGGATAACTGGCAAGCCTTTGCCGGTGCGCAGAGAGTGGTGGTTGATGTGAGCATTAATCACAATAATAAGTACGAGGACAATATGGTGTACAAATTCTAG